AGTTACAGGATTCCCCTCAGTAATGCCCCTAGAAGCCTCTAGGATTGATTTAGGGGGCTTTAGGCTACGTCAGTATACCTGATAGCCCTAAAGTGTCTCTAAATCAATCCTAGTGCGTTCTAGAGGCATTCTTGATAGTGTCCCTTAGGGACTACTTAGGGGGGACTATTAAGGGGAATCTTATAGCCTGTCTTCTGTCTTGAGAAGTAAGTACTCCCCCTGTAGTTATCCCTTTCTTTCATGTTCTCTGTGGATTGTATGCCCCCTATGTTCTCTGTAACGAATCCATAGAAGGAATCTAGGTTATTCTCTAACCACTGTTCAGTAATGTCATTGATACCGACATCTGCATCAACACCCATAAAGTCTATCAGGAATGCTACTCCCTGTGCTAGACAGTCACATCGGTCATCCTTTTGTAATGCCCCTCTGTCCCTTGTGATTCTTGTCATCTGATAGAAACAAGAGTACTTATAGTCTTCATTACAAGAGACAGCATCCTTCTGTAGGCACTCTACTGTAACGATTAACTTATGGTTAGTCATTACAGGTTCTAGTGTATCAATGATTCTTAACTCTTTTTGTCCCTTAGATGTAACTTCGGTACAACCACATCCCCCATAGTATTTCTTTAGAACAGGCTCAAAGAGTTTAGTGAACATACCATTCATTTATTTTGTGTTTACATAAGGTCGTTAGTCTTATGCCATATGGCTATACATCGCTGTATAGTTCGGACTATATCTTAACAACACGCCAACCACGTTTTCCTTGAATTCCCTTTTTAATAAGGTTTCTTACATTTGCCCTATCAATGCCTATGCCATCCGCACAGGCTCTAATGGATTCAAAGTATAACACACGACCATCTTTATGGGTCGCTTTTACGGGCTTTCTTCCTATAGCGGGTTTTCCCCACATAGGATTTTTCTCCCCGAATTGCTCACTCATTCTAGCCATCCCACCCTCTACAAGATTGTAAACAAGAGGATTCTTTAAGAAGTCTTCGTTCACTAGTTCAGCCTCTTTAGCCCTAGCCTCTTCTCGTGTGCTAAACACAAAGAGAATTTCTTTAGTGAAATTAGACCTTCCGTACTTCTTAAGAGCATCCTTTAACACGAAACCACTCCCTAAATAGTCATCTTTAAGATTATTTGTGGAGTGCATTCCGATGTAAAAGCGTTTGTTTACTTTATTAGTTGTCTTGTAGATAATGTGATATTTATACGTGTGTTTCTCGTAATCGGTCATATTGTTCGCACTGTTTTCAGGCACTTGCCCTACTTTAGTCTCTACACCTTCCTATTGCTAGGCTTGGCTCGGTATTGTCTCATGTATGAGAGTTCCACCGAATTTAATGCGTTTTACTTCAGCAATGGTGTCTACCGAAGTTTCCCTCAATAACTACCTCATTCACTTTCCACTTTTTGGCTACCTTAGATAATAATATAAGGGTATCATCTGAATAGCCACTCTTGAATCCCCCGACTTCCATCAAGTAGATAAAGCCATTGAGCCAATAAAGGACACAATAAGCAGTCTCATCAGTTCCCCTCCCTGATGGGTCAACAGACATTATCTTGTAGCCGTATTCCTTCATTTCCTCGCTTGCAGAGTGCATAAAATAAAGGAAATCGTTTCTAAGCCCCAAAATCGGCACTGTAGGCTCTTCAACCCTCAGTGTAGTACTAGGACACCAATTAACCTTTAGTGGTGCCTCTACGGGGCTAAAATTGCCCACTATGAGGTCTTTTAACTTCAGGGGGTACTTCTCGGTATCACTTAGAGAAGTATCCAACATAAACTGAAGTAGGAAACCTGATTTACCATACGAGAGTTCTCGCTTAAGTAAATCCTCATCGTCAAATCTTAGGGGGTCTGTAGGTTTCCCTGCTAAGTGTTCAGAATCCTTCTCATAAGCATCAGAAATGAACGGTGCTAATCTATCCCCATAGTTAGCCCTCTGTTTGCTATCATAGGGATACCTAGCAGGATAAATGATGCACTTATAGCCTCTCTCTTGGAGGGCATTGTAAAGGCTCATTTCATTTTGGGGAGTACCTAGGTAGATAATCTTGGAGTTCTCTGAGGGCTTAAGAATAGCGTCATACTCACGTACTAACTCAAAGAGTCTATCTCTTAGGATTTGTGTAAAAGAGTTCTTTGGAATTTCCACCACAACATCTTTACATAGGCTCGTTACTTCCTATGCCATCTTCTATCTAGCATCTCTTTTACGTTTTCCGCAGGTGTTACAAACTTGCAAGTGTCCCTTGAGTACAATCTTTTAGAATAGTCTATGATGTCTTTATCAAGGTGCATCTTGGGATTTTTCTCCCATAGTTCATAGCCCTCTACATCCTGAATGCTGTTCAGAAAGTTGGTGAAGTTATGCCACCGAGGGTCTACCTTAGCATCTGAGTATGCCCTATCCCAACCACCATAGCACCTCTTAAGCATATTCGCCCACAGGTCATAGATGCGTCTAATGATGCTCCCTGATGCACGACTAGGGATTTTTATTGTAGAACCAATGAAGCCAACACCATAAACACTAGGTTTCATGTAATCACAAAAGTGTCCTGTGCCTATATTACAAGTTTGCACATTAAGGACAGTTCCTGTATCTAGCATTTGGATTATGACTCTAGGGTGTCGAAGCACTTTGCCGCCCCTTGTTTCTTTTTTAATTCTTGCAAGAACTTTGATTTTACCCTTAGGGGTATCATATATTTTGTTAACTTCGTACATTCTAGTACTCCTATAGAAGATGCTTCAGGTCTCCCTGAAGATGAGACTATATCTTATCCTATTTCTAGGACTCCCATTTTTCAGTCCCACTAGGGACTTACATAATAGTCGTTACACCTGTATTTCTACTCGGCTCGGTATTGTCTTACCTTTCTAGGTCTGAGTTTCACCGAATTTAAGGGATTTAAAGACGACATGATATTCTATCGTCTGACACTATGATATCTGCACGAGAACCTGTAAGTTGTCCCTCGATACCCACTGATTTAACACTAGGGGAGTGGTCAGGTCTAGCAGGTCCTACATCAAAGAGATTCTGAGTGTTTCTCTGTCCTTCTCTAGCCTTTAGGTGTTCCAAGAAGGGCAGGGTATTCATTATTTTCTTTACAAAAGTAGCATTAGCATCTGCTCTTTCTTTGTTGGCTGACACTATAAGAATCTTTAGTTGTGGGTCTCTCCAAAGCGACCACACTACGTAAGCACACGTAATAAAACTCTTGGCTACTCCTCGGAATCCCTCTAGGATGAAACGATTACTAGGGGGATTCTGAAGAGTTTTAGCAATGTCTAACTGAATAGGTGTAGGCTTAGGTAACCCGATATATTGCCACACTAAGCCCACAAACAAAGGGAAGTTATCAAAGAATGGTTTAAGGGGATTACTTTTATTATGCCCTGATTGAGGATGCTGTACCTGTGAAGTAGACTGAATCACCTAAGTCCTCCTTTACGTTATCTAGAATAGCCTTTAGGGTATCCCCTGATTCATCCCCTGCTTTAGGGACACAATCAATACCATTACGTTCTAACTCTTTGATAACTGCATTGTATAACTGAGGGGTTCTCTTTTTGGGATTCTTTAAGTCCTCTAATAAGTCCTTTAAGAGTACCGAATGAATATCCCCTAAGAGTCCTTCTAGTTCACTCTTCTCTTTTGTTGCCAATATGAGACTCCTTATTGTTGCTGTTGTTGCTACTATAATGCTCTAGGACAGCCTTAAAGTACTCAATGGGATGTGCCTGATTAAAGAATGTTTTCTTAACTAGGGCAACAGTAGCCACAAAGGTATATACCAATGTGGCTACATATACCCACTCTTTAAGGGGGAATCCTAATAGAGTCATTGAGGTTACTGTTATGGGAGGAACAACAGGTAACGCTACATCCGCAATATACTCGGATACCTTTGATGGCTCTACTTGTGGTGTCATGACTAACTTAGTTTCTGTGCCTTAGTTTTAGTATCAGATTCCTCATAGGGTTTCGTCCACAGCGCTGTCTGTGCCTCGCCTGCAAGTTTCAGCGCTTGCGCTAACTGTGCAACGGTCGGCGTTGCCACCGTGTTGTCCGCAAGAACCCAAATCTGCGTCGTTGTATTCATGTCAACGCCAAGTGCCTGCGCACCAGAGACCACCCGACTCATGCGGTTCTGACTCGTTTCGTCAGCGTCAAAGACCATACCGTCAACCGTAACGGTAAGCGCACCCACCTTAGTTGCACGAGTTGCTTTTGCCGAATTCAAATCAGCTTGCGCTTGCTCTTCTGTCGTCATCTGCGGACGTTCAAATGAACACCCTTCAGGCAGGTCGCCATAGTCTTTCATTTCCTTTGGTTCGCCGTAGTAGCCGTCAGCGGTTACGTAGTAGGTCTTTCCTTTGAAGTCGTGTTTCTTAACCCAATGACCGTTTTCAAAGATGATTACGTAGCCATCTTCTTTTTCAAGCGGCGCTTCGAATGTTGAATTTCCTGGCAAGAGGTAGACAGTCTCGCCTGACTTTTTCGACGCTACGGGGTCGGTCTGACAATCGACTTCTTCTTTGAATAGGTAGTTGTTTTCAGGGTCGTATATGTATGCTTTTTTCATGGTATCTCTTCTAATTAACTGAAACTTTCATTCAAAGATTATTAATCAGTCGTGCTTAATTAAAACAGCAACTTTTACTGCAGGTGGTTGAACTGTTGTTGATGCACCGTAAATGTCAGAGCATCTACTTGCATCAAAACTGAGTCTTGAGCGGTGAGGATTGACCGCATTTTTATCCTCAACAAACGCAGTGTTGTTCCCTTCCCAAGTTTGATCATTGTTGAGAATAGCACTTGAACTGACGGCACCTGGCGTGGAGGTACTAACTGTTTTTCCGCCTCTAAGCAATACATAGCCAGTTATCTCGGGCAACCCCGCTTCGACAGCGGTATTGATACCCGAAGACGCCCCCATCGGCACTCTATCCGAATAGTTGGGTAAGACATTCGTACCCAGCACGGCATACAACTTAGGATAGTTGGTCGACATGTTCGCAACGGTAGAGCCATCGCAACGAAACCATCCATTGGGGACATTAGAGCCTGCGTACAGTTTGATGTCGCCGACCTCTGCCCCTGCAGCAGTAGGCTTTCCACTTAAGTCATTATAGTTCCCACTAGTAGCCACCGTAGCAAGACTAGCCGTAGGTGTATAATTAGCAAACGTGGCATTAACATCAGCAGTATTAGCCTTCTTAGCCAACTCAGTAGTTAACGTTTCAGATGTAGCATAAGAGCCTAACTCTGCCTTAGTAGCATAACTTCCGAGTTCAGTCTTCGTAGCCACCTTAGTACTCGGGAGAAACTCTGTAGTAGTCCCTGCCGTACCACTAAGGACATGAAGAGACTTTGTATCTGTAGCAAATGCAAGAACGCCGTTGTGCCCTGCAAAAGCCTTAATTTGGGCATCTGTGCCCTTTATTTGACTTCTTTCTTTTACAGCCATTGTTATTACCCTAGTGTTCCGTAATCATTATATGCTTTGTTCTCTGAGTTACTTACAGCGGTATTCACAAATGTTTCCGTAGCGTACCCTGCTAAGGATTGATGTGCAGTTAAGTAGCCCTTATCGTTCTCAAACGCACTCACTTTAGTAGGAACTGTAGGAATCGTAGGCTTACCACTTAAGTCTGCATAACTACCACTTGTAGCAACAGTCGCTAAGTCAGCAGTTTTAGCATAAGCCGCTAAACTCTGATGTTCCGTTAGATACCCCTTGTCGTTCTCGAAGGCGGATACCTTAGTAGGAACTGTTGGAATCGTAGGCTTACCATTTAAGTCTACGTAGTTACCACTTGTAGCAACAGTAGCTAAGTCAACAGTTTTAGCATAGTCTGCTAGGCTCTGATGCTCCGTGAGATACCCCTTGTCGTTCTCAAAGGCAGATACTTTAGTAGGAACTGTAGGAATCGTAGGTTTGTTACTCAAGTCACTATAGTTCCCACTAGTAGCCACCGTAGACAGCGTCGGCTTATTCAGAATGAACGCTTTAGATGTTTCATCTGTTTCAGCCCAATTGGCTCTTAACTGCCCACTAGCCGCTTGTTCAGCATAAAACTTAGCACCATACAAAGAACCCTCTACAGGAGTATCCGTTTGAATAGCCCACTGCTTAGATAGTTCTGCATATGCCCAAGAATTAGTAGCACCGTTCTCTGCTCTTTCTGCACTAGAAGCGGCATTAGTAGCCTTAGTGGTTGCTGTATTGGCACTAGTTGACGCACTAGTAGCACTCTCGGATGCTTCAGACGCCTTAGTAGCCGCTGTAGTAGCACTTTGAGATGCTTCAGTAGCCTTAGTAGCCGCCGTAGTAGCACTCTGAGATGCCTCAGTAGCCTTAGTGGTTGCTGTAGTAGCACTTGTTTCTGCATTAGTAGCGCTTTCGGATGCTTCAGTAGCCTTAGTAGCCGCCACAGTAGCACTCTCTGATGCTTCAGACGCCTTATTAGCCGCCGTAGTAGCACTTTGAGACGCCTCAGTAGCCTTAGTTGTTGCTGTATTGGCACTTGTTTCTGCACTAGTAGCACTCTCAGATGCCTCAGTAGCCTTAGTTATAGCCGTAGTAGCACTATCTGATGCTTCAGATGCCTTAGTAGTCGCAGTAGTAGCACTCTGAGATGCCTCAGTAGCCTTTGCTGTAGCCGTATTAGCACTCTGAGATGCCTCAGTAGCCTTTGCTGTAGCAGTTGAAGCCGCCGTTTCTGCCTTAGTTACTTCTGCGGAGATTGCTGTAGTAGCCTCTGTTTTGGCGTCTTGTACAGCCTTAACCTGTTTAGTCCCTTCAGAAGTCACCAAACCAACCTGCTTAGTTCCCTCGGAAGAAACAGCATTGACCTGTTTCTGACCTTCATCAGTTACTTTCTTAGTTTGGGCAGTGGCTGATGTTTCGAGAGTACCAACAAGTTCTGTCGTATGGGAATCCAAGAGGTCTTTTTGAGAAGTCCCCTCAGCAGTCACCAAACCAACTTGTTTAGCTCCCTCTGTTTTCAAGGCTTGAATTTGAGTAGCACCTTCTGTACTAACTGAAGTAGCGCTCTCTTGAGCCTTCTGCGCGTAATACTTAGATGAGTAATCAGTTCCCTCTACGGGGGCATCTAATTTAATTGCCCAATTCCTAGACACAGTAGCACTAGAGGTACTAGCGGTAGCGCTATTATGTGCATTACTAGCCTCAGTAGACGCCTCACTAGCCTTAGCACCTGCTGTTGTTGCATACGTTTGGGAATCTGTAGCACTATTTTGGGCACTCTCAGCGTAAGCCTTGACTTCTGCTACTGAGTTAACTACCGTTTCAATCTCGGGTGCTATCCCTGCTACCGTATTGACATTATCAATATTATCGGCAACAATCTTGATGTTACCACCTGTGATGGTAGGTAACGGGGTTGTATCACCGATAGTACCGTAGTCATCATAGACAGATTCACTGATTGAACCCTTTAAGTCAGCCCCTACAACATTAATTTGGGTGATGTTCTGAGCGTTCGTAACTACGTGTTCAATGTTCTCTGCTACAACAACGACTTCATTAGTGTGAGGTACGATAGGCTTAAGTAACTCAGATGTTTCCTCTACAGCAGTTCTATCTTGAGATACCTTAGTAGCATCATCAGAGACTTGTTTTGCTTTAGCGACTACATCAGTGTGTTTCACCACAACATCAGCGTGCTTAGTAGAAACTTCAGTAGCATTCTGAGAGACTTCATCTGCTTTATTCAGAACCTCTTCTCTAGCAGCCGCTACGGCACTTGCTGAGGATTGAGCCTGAGTAGCATAATTAAGTGACTCATCTCTGAATCCCTCTGCTTCATCCCGATAGCCCTTAGTGGTTGCTTCATATTCCCCTAAGGTTTTCTGCATATCGACTACTGAATCGACGTACTTCTTGTTAACTGCATCAGTAGTTTCTACAGGGTCTCCAACACGGGTGATTCTCTTTTTCTTAGCATCCCAATTACCATTACGGTCAACTGTAAGGGCATCATTAAGAATATCTCTGCCCTCTTCTGCAATATGGAATGCCTGAACCTGAGACGTATCTAAGTCCTTAGCGTACAGCACTGAGCCATCTCTAAAAGATGCTACTCGTTCTGTAGCCGAAGTGTACCTACGAATAGTAATCGTTTGAGTACTTGTAGGTACAATCTTCGTTAACTGAATTGTAGTAGCATCTTTAAAGTAGTAATCCGCTGTAGCATCACTTGAACTTCCACCTTTGAGTTCTGTGGATGTATCAAGGAATACCTTTACGAAAGTTTTCTTTAGATAGTCAAAGGGGATAGTAAAACTTGTAGTGTTACCATCCCCTTGATAGATAATAATAGTACTTGCCATTTAGTTATTCTCTATAGCATCATACACCGAACTCTTCATGATGTTTCTTAAGACATCAATATGAGGTGTTAAGTTAAGTAAATCTCTAGCGAAAGCCTTAGCGTGTCTCTCCTTTTGACGCCTAATTTGGAGACTATTAAGGTCACTATCAATAGAACCCTCTTCGGGAGTCGTAGCGTACATAAAGGAATCGTAGCCAATCCCTAAAATGGAGTTAGCAACCCTTGCAGAGGGGAACAGGTCAGCAATACCCTCTTGTACAGTAGGTTTGTCTCTAGAGCCCCAAGAGGACGTTGTGGATTTCACTTGGGGGTTATACACCATTGAAATCGGGAGAGCAACCGATGCATACATTCCTGAGCGTAACCCTGCATTCACAAAGAACTTCATAAGTGTACTAGGATTAGCCTCATCAATGGATTCAATGCCGTAGTTTCTCTTCATCCACTTCTTTCGCTCTTCCTCACTCATACCTGCTGTCTTGAGTGTAGACTGAGCCAACAACCCCATTCCTGCTAGAGCGTGTCCTAACACATGGGTCTGAGCCTGCCCAATGACATCCCCCTCTTTGTACCTATTCCAACTCTTAACGAGTCTGTTGTTGAAGGACGCCAATGCAAACGTCTTGAACTGAAAGAGCATATTCATAATGGGAGAACTCTTAGAACCTTGCCAAAGCATGGTATTCGCTAAAGTATTCTTTTGAATACACTCAGAAGATACATAGTTCCCTAAGCGGCGTAACGCAAATAAAGCCTTCTGATTATCTAAAAGGGCATTGATATCTCTGACATCGAAATATCCCTTTTCATTAGGAACAAAGGCTCTCGCTAATGCCTCTTGGATATCCTTAAAGTCTTCCTTAGATACCCCTGCTCTTAACAAGGTTTCTTCTGAAAGGAATCCCTCACGGTTATTCGCAACCTTCTTTAAAGCACCTACTCCTCGATTCCTATAAGAATAATGCAGTAATTCCCCTAGGAACATATCTTGAGCAGTCTTAGAGATTGACTCTTGAGTAGCAT